AATGTATCGGTTGCCCTCAAAGGATTTAGTGCCAGCCCCGCTAAAACTATTAAGGCTTGGCATGTCCCAGTGGTCGCCAATGTGTACGATCACATCAGGCTTTTTGTCCACCGCGTACTGTCCCGCCCAACCTAAATGATTAATTGGAGTGCCAGGTTTTACTTGTGTGTCTGGAATAATCAAATGTTTCATTCTTTGCTCCATAAAAAAAGCGCCACTATGGGCGCTCTAAATCGTCTTTCGCCACTGCGGTTAGACCGCATACCACGAATACTACCATACAAATCAACACTTTAAACACCACCCAGACCAATTGAGAGCACAGTATATAGACTCTGCGGATGGGCACAAATGTATTATATTTATTCATCGCATGACTGTAGGTAATGACAAATTTTCTTGAACAGGTTGTATAGAACCAAATTTTTGCGCTCTAGTTAAGTCCACCTGCATCTGCATTGCCTTTTTCTTTATGTATTCAAACTGGTCTACAAATTCTTCCATAATTATGCTCTCAAGGCAGAATGAATAGTCAGCTTCATAAAAAGGCTTAGTGCAGCGATCCTCTATAAATAAACCAACATCTTCCGGCAAAGGAACATCATAATAATCAGATTCACCATTGGTTCTGAGCACATATAGCATCTGCGGCTCTTTGTGCCCTACCGTATGATCCCTAGCGATGTAGGTAATCCTAATTATACTGCTTAATTCTTCTTCCATAATATTAATCCTATATAAATGACCCGTTGCCAGCCACGGGTGGGTCAAGCCCGATCACAGGTCGAGGGAGACCCGGCTTACAAAACCACTGCAATCGCAAGTATTACCAGCAAATACACAATTTGTGCATTGCTTAAATTTGATTGCGCCATCAGCCACTGCTTTATTAGCTGGCGATTGGCAAATTTGTGTGCTTCTTTGATCTTATCTTTCATACATTACCCCTAAAAAGGTATGTCTTCAGTAATAGGCTCGGCAGTAGATGATGCTGCTGCTGGTGCGCCACCTTCCACAAACATTACCTTGCAGTTCCCAAGAATGGGTGGGCGTTCTTTGTTAGCTTCACGCTCTTCTTTACTCTGCGACTGGGCGATAAACCCGTGGTTGCCGTACTGATCTTCTTGGCTAGGGTCAATAAAGGTAGTCAGGTTCATATAAGTACCCTTTGCGCCCTTATACAATAGAGCCTTGTCGATCTTGGTTACGTCAATTGAGATGTTGATTCCAATTTTACTCATGCTAAATTCCTCACTTCGGAAATAATTTCAGTTACGGCCAGCAATACTTGCTCTGCCAAGTTGTCAATGAACTCTTCATCGCGCTCAACGCGCACTATAAAGGGTTCTTTTTCTGGGTGGTAACTCATAAAATCCCACCAATCACGCTCAGTTATCCACATGCAGCCTTGGACTTGAGCATAATGCTTTGTTGGGCAGACTCCTTTCTCGCTCCATTTGTCATGGTTTCCAGGTGCTGGGCATTTAACCTCAATGCCGCCATCTTCACCTATTAGGCCATCAGGACTACAACCAAACTCACCACTGTTATCTAGTATAAACCCTACTTCCTGCACTTGGTTGTCAGTGATCAATTCATACAGGTTACGGGCATCAGGCTCAAGTTCATTGCCACGGGTCATCCAATCTGTCACAAATACAGGGGCAGACATGCCAGATATGCGCTCGATGATAAGCGAGTTGATGTATCCATCAGCCGATGCACTTGGCTTGCCATTGGACTTTATTAACTTGTGGAACTGACTGGCGCTAGGCCTACCTAATCTAGCGTCCAGCCACTCCTGACTGCCTTGTTCAGCTTGCAGTATTTGCATCAGCTTTTCTCTTCAGTGCCGATAATGCCTGATCGAACTGCACCGCCTTCATTTGGTCAACAGTTGAACATTTAAAAACTTGGCAGAACTTCTCTACGTCAGATTCCGTAATTTCAAGCAATGCCTTTAGCTGCGCTGCCTGATTACTGTCAATAGGAGCATCCTGTACTGCGCTAGGCAGGTCTTCACCAGCATAGATGTATATGCCCAGACCATGCATGGCAATTGCTTTTACTAAACATCGCATTCTGGCATCAGAAACATCGCGAGTACTAGGATTGGCAATGCTTTTATTGCGGTTGTCCATGACCGGAAGCCACATGCTGTGCGTCTTACCTTCTACAGTAACTGCAACATTAACCTCACAAGTTTCATTAGCCAGAAAGGTAGGTGGGCAGAAAGCATAACTGCTATCAGGATAATGCTCATTCAGTGTCTGCCATGCCCATGCCCATGATAGGTAAGATAGGTTGCCCTTCTTCTCTATGTTTTTGCTACAGTCGATAGCGGATAAGGTCTTCCATACATTGCTCATAGCTCTTCTCCAGAATTTTTAGCGTATTCATATTGAATTTGCTCCCACTCTGTTGACTGAGCGCCAGCATTTTCAGCAGACTCGTATGCCTTGGCATAGCCTTCATAGTATTTGTTATCTTCACCGTCCATAGCTGGGTGGCCGTGGACACAATCGTATTCGCCACGCTCAAAGTGCGACATCAGATCATTAAGGAAACTTGTAAAGTAATCCATGTTGTCACATGGGCTACCAGTGCGTTGGGGGGATTCATATTGCTTCATAACTACTTCCTCTTTGTGTGTTTGTGGGGTTCATTTTACACAAGTGAAATTAAATTACAACCACTCTTGTAAATTAAATTACAACTGCTATGATGCAAGCTCACTAATTGGAGTTAACAATGGATATCAACAAATCAATCAACTACTACATGGCGAAGCACGAGATGATCCAGGCTGACCTGAGTAGGAATTGCAGCTTATCTTCTGGGGCTATCTCTCTTATAAGAAATAACCACCGCGCACCATCATTCCCAACGCTACTTATTCTAGCCGACATGTTCAAAGTGAAGCTTTCAGAGTTCATAGCGGCTGGTGAGTGAGATGGATAAGCCATCTTATTACGCCATCATCCCTGCGACAGTGAGGTATGACCAGCGGTTAACGCCTAACGCCAAGCTACTTTACGGCGAAATTACTGCGTTGTGTAATCAAGAAGGGTATTGCTGGGCAGGTAATCAATACTTTGCTGACCTCTATGGCGTAAGTAAGACCTCTATTAGTGCTTGGATAGGTAATCTCAAAGAGGCTGGACACATTACAGTGCAAATGAACTATAAGGAAGGTAGTAAACATATCTTGAATAGGTATATAAGATTACTTGGTGAGGGTATACAAGATAACTTGCAGACCCCTATAAGAAAACTTGGTGACCCTATACAAGATATCTTTGTAGTTAATAGTACAATTAATACTACATCTAATATTACAGTTAATAATGTAGATGATTTTGATTCATTTTGGAAATTTTATCCACGGAAAGCAGGAAAGGATGCAGCAAGGAAGGCATGGGAGAAGTTAAGACCGGAGATACCTATCATAAAAATGATTGCTGACAATGTAAGAGAGCGAGTAGAGAAAGGCGAATGGCGGAAGGACAACCAGTCCTTTATTCTTCATGCCAGTACCTATCTCAATCAAAAACGCTGGGAAGATGAAGTTATTGACCAGCACACACAAACCAGAACCAACCCTGATTCGATGAAGTCTATCTCCGTTATGGAGAAGATAATTGACAGATCGTGGGCTGAATGAGGAAATAGCATGACGCAAAATAAAAGAGTTTTAGAACATTTATCAACAGGCAAAACCATTACTTCAGTAGACGCTTGGAGAGATTTGGGCATTACACGATTATCTGCCAGAATATCTGAGCTGAAGCAGGAAGGTCATCCAATTCAAAAAAACACGATTAAGGTTCCTAATCGGTACAAAGAAATGTGTTCGGTAGCTGAATACTATTTGGAGGAGGCGTAATGGAACTATCAAGCGACTGCATGGGTTACCAAAACTATGGCGGCAACAAAGATCACGACAATCGAAAGCAAGTAAAAGTGCAATACATTGGCACGAAATCTACTGTCTTGGTTACTGGCGAGTATTACACCTACAAACAATTAGCTAAAGTTTGCAATATGTGCGTGAAGACCATGCAACATAGGGTTTGGGGTGACAGTGTTGGCCTTAACCGATACGCTAATGACAATACTATTCGACCTTTGTTTACTAAATCGGATGGGGTTCCGCTTGGAGGAGGTAACGAAGAGCTAAAGAACCACACACCATCTGCGAAATGTAAGCATGAAGCGCAAAATGTATCGACCAGGTGGTTAAACATTAAACTAACAACCATCGACCCTAACTACACCAGCAGGCAGTGGAGGTAATTATGCGATTCAGCGGAGATGCTCAGACAGTAAACAGCAAAGATTCTCTGGATAAGTGGATACGATTTTCTACTGAGATATTCCATGAGAAGCACTACGTCACGTTTAAGTATTCATTGGGCAAACCTAGAACCATCAAGCAGAACAGTGCCATGTGGGTATTCTGCCGGGACATAGCAGACCGCTGTAATTCTGCTGGTTATGAGATGCAGACTACCAGCCCAGTGTTGTCTAAACCTATTGAGACTCCGTGGACAGACAGGAGTGTCATGGATAACATCTGGATGACCGTTCAGACTGCTATGTTCCCTGAGAAAACTGATAGCAGTGATGAGCTAGACACTAAAGAAGTGGCTCCAGTTGCTGAGACAATCATTAGGCACTTAGGCAATACCTATGGCATACACGTTCTATTCCCCACTAAGGCTTTTAAAGATGGCAATTAAGAGAGATGCAGCAGACAAGTGGTTCTCCGATGTAGTTAGGAAGAACGCTGGCTATGTTTGTGAACACTGTCAAAAGGTAGACGCTAGGATGGAATGCGCCCATATCTATGGTCGTGCAGCTAAGTCCGTACGCTGGTCATTGGACAACGCTCTGTGCCTCTGTCATTACTGCCACAGGACGTTCACTGCTAACCCTATAGCCTTTAACGACTGGTGCTTAGAATTGCTGGGAGAGGGCCATATGGAGCTTCTAAGGGAGAAGTGGAACGTGTTGATGCCTACCACTAAGTTATTACGAGCAGAGATAGCTAAACACTACAGAGAAGAGTTCAAGAAAATGGATTATCACTCTGAATATCAACCAATAAGTTACAACTGAGGTTTGTTATGACAAAAGAAATTGAAAGTGAACAGTTAAAAATAATGCTGGATATGATTGAAGATTTGGGTATGGAAGACAAGTACAAGGATAGATTCATTGAAATCCTAGGGGCTGCTGTCGCTAATCATTCTGGGTTTGCTCGAAAAGAATTGGGTGTACTCTTAGGTGAGTTGAATAATGAGTACGAAACATTGAAGCTACATCAAGAGCTGGAAAAAGAACCACCTAATGAAGAGCAATTAGGGTTGCTTAATCCTACCTTTGATGTAGACTAGCTGTGTGGTGACCGGTTTGGTTTATCACATTCTCGTTCGACCCGCCTAACTCGCGGTAGCTTACCCAAGCTTTTAGCCTCACTATGTGGGGCTTTTTTTTGCTATAATGTAAGCAACTGGGAGAGACAAATGAAAGGTTTATACGCCAACATACACGCTAAACGTAAGCGCATTGCAGCAGGTTCTAAAGAGAAGATGCGTAAGCCTGGAACCACAGGCGCACCTACAGCCAAGGCATTCAAACGATCTAAGAAGACAAGCTTACTAAGTTAGTAACACCACGCTACTGGTACGCTTTCCCTAGTATCTAGATGTACAAAATTCTTATGCAGCCCTATACCAGTAAATCCCATCGCTGGTGCTTTCTCAATGATGGCAAAGGCTTCTGCTCCGTTGTTAACTTTAATGTCGCAGGCAATACCTTGGGCATGAGTTCCAGGGTTTTTCTTGGCTGCTTCGATACTATGGGTCTTATCCCTGTAACCACTGGTGATAATGAACGGGAAGCCACAGACATGCCTAAGTTCGTCAAGCCGCCACAGGAATACATCTGACATTTCATTGTTCCCAGTCTCCTGGCAGTCAAAGTCTGATAGTTTAAAGTATCTCATTTCTCTCTCTGTACACCTTTGGTCTTCTCAACTGTACGCATAGCACCTAAGCCTAGCATACCCATCAGCACAGTAGTCAGCAGGGAGCTATCGACAGGAGGTACGGTGTACCATATGCCAAGAATAGGGGATAGGATAGTAGAATACATCAAGGCAAATCCACATATCCAGCCAATAGCAGGTCGCCAGCCAGCAACAAACATGTTCTTGTGTGCAGCCTCAACCTTGTTAACTTCCAACTGGCCCTTGGCTAACTCTTGGGCATGTCGCTCGGCCATTGTACTGATCTCGTGAGACAACTTAGCCTTAACATCTTTGTCTAATATGAACTTGTCTAGCAGATTAGAAACTGGGCCTATCAATGCTTGCAACATATTATTGTATCCACTTTGAGACAGCAAATATGGAGATGATCATGGGGTACATCATCCATAACATGCGTTCTAGTTTATT